ATCAAGTACAGCATCGAAAAATTTTAATTTCTTAGCTAAATGATATAAGTATTTTAGTTCAAGTGCAAGACCATTCACGTATAATGTATCAATATGACCACTCGGATTCATACCATTCTTTAATAGAACGGAACCATCATATGCAATTATCGTAGAATAGCTAACATTGCGATAAAACCAAGAAGTAGCATGTTTATATGCTTGAAGGAAATAATTCTTCCCATCGTATATAACATGCAAAAACTCCCCAGTAACGCAAGCTTCCATTGCTTTTTCATCATAAGCAGTAAACAAATCATGTTCAGATTTTAAATTTTGGACTAAATTATTCCATCCTCCATTAAAAATTGAGATTCCTACTGCGTTCCAATTTGTTTTATCATTACAATTAGATATATATTTTTCATTCATATCGTGATAAAGTGCAATACCAACAATATAATGAAGTACATCTGAAACCATAAATGTACGTTGTTTACGATCATCTTCCTCTTCGCTCGTAATTTTTTCAATGGGTCGAATTTCAACCTTAGGTGCTATTTCAAACACCGTAGGTTCATCAATTCCTGCAAAAACATTATTAAACCTTCTTTCTAATTCTTCCAACATATTATCAAAGACATCTTTTTTCTTTGGATAACCGAGTTTTTTATATAACCACCCGGAAGATGTCATTTTTTCCGCTATAGCAATAGCTTCATGAAATGATAATACTTTTGGATTAAAAAAATGTGGTAGATGAACTTGATTAAAAACACGAACAGCAAGCTGCCATGCTTCTTTATCAGGACACCACACATGAGATTTAGTAAATTTTATATTATCATTTTCCATATACTTCGGTATAACCGGCATTATGAAATGCTTATCTGGCAAAAACATATTATTATTAACAGCATGATCATATAATTCATCATTGAAAAAATATTTTTGATCCTTTTTATCATAGCTATGATGTTTTTTGTTTAAATACATCATTGGACCTATACTATGATAATCGAACGAAGAGTTTATTGAAAATTTTCACTACTTGCTTTATCAGCTTGTAATGAAAAATGTTCAAATGTTTGATTAGTATTGATGTATACGCATAAATATTTAGATATATTCAGCACATAATTTTGTTTTCCGTCAAAACCACCAGCACGATGTAAACCTATTAATCTACCATCTTCCCCAAATACTGGTGTACCTGAAAAACCTGGTTTTGTGTCATATGTAACTGTAAAACACTCTTGAGAAGACAATACATTATTTGCGGATGTTTGAATTAATTCACCACCTTTACAATTTAAATTTGTAATGATATTCCCTTCTTTAATAACCATATGAGCAATATCA